CTTTCTTGATTGCACCAGGAACCGTATAGCTCCTTCCCCCATTATAGACATAGATGCAGAGCGAGCACTGGCTAAATCCCTGGGACTGTTGAGTCCTGAAGGTATTGTAACCGAGCAGGCACTCACAGTACTGGATGATTTTGAAACCTTTCTGGTTAAAACTAAGAAGAAAGTGACTACTGATGTACTCGGTGATGATTTCTTACAACAGATAAAGACTTACCGTGACATCTTCCCTACAGGGTTACTACCTACAGGTGAAGTGGCGCGCCAAAACATCGAGGAGCTCAAGATCAAGTTTATCTGGTTCTTTAAAGCCTATCCAAACTTTGACTGGCCACTGATCCATGAAGCCACTAACTATTACAAGTTTATCAAGCTTAAGGATAACCTTAAGTTTATGGCCACCAGCTCTTACTTTATACAGAAGACCGACCCTAAAACCAAGACTGTAAAGTCTACCCTGGCAGATTACTGTCAGCTGCTCCAGGACGATCCGGATATCGTCTTCAAAGAACAACCTTTTAACCCGTAATGAATGTCACGTACAGAAAAAGGTATACACCGGCTAATCATCAGCCTGCTATTTTCTTTGGTAACCTGGGTTATTATAGATAACTTAATTGTAGAGGTATCAGCCGTAAGATATATTTTTATAGAACTTACTGTTGTTTTATGCATGAAGTTCTCTATATTTACAATCCGCAAATTGAGACTAGATGACCCTTCACGAACAGGACGTTAAAGATTTGTTTGAACAGGTGACCGTAGCTCTACCCGGCAGCAATAACCTACGGGTTATAAAGCTGGACGGCTTTTCAGAAGCGATAGAACAAATGATGAACAAGGCCTACTATATGGGCTGCCAGGAAAGCATTGCCTCGGCAGAGACTATTATAGAGAAGGTTTTTAACCGAGAGCTATGAGTACAACTATGCCCTATGGGGCAAAAAACATGTCGGAGGTCCTTGCAGAAGGTCTCCGTTATATAGACGACCGCAGAACAGGCCGGGTAAAGTCTTTCAAGACTCCCTGGACCGGGCTGAATTATGCCGGTATAGGTGGACTGGAATGGGGATCGATGCTCACTATTGGAGCTAGACCTGGTTCCGGTAAAACCATGATAGTCTCCCAGATACTGAGGGAGTCACGCCTTCACAATCCTGACCAGGATTTTTCTATCCTGGAGTTCCAGTTTGAGATGGGTGACAAACAGTATGCAGCGCGTCAGTTTGCAGCTGAAGTGGCCATGGATTACAACCATGTCCTCAGCTCTTATAAACAACTGGATGATTTTGTATACGGACAAATGCAAAAACATCTGGCAGATACAGTGGCCCTGGAAAAGACCGGTGTGCAGCGTAAGCTTATTAAGAAGCCTATCCCTGTACCGGAAATAGAAAAGGCCATCCGGTATTACTACGAAGCTATGGGAGCAAAACCCATGGTAGTAACGATTGATCACAGCTGGCTGATCAAGAAAGGAACTGGTGACAAGGACAAGTTTGATGTCTTATACAACACAGCAGAAATGCTGATGCAGCTTAAGAACGAACTACCTATTATCGTACTGATGATTACACAGATGAACCGCACTATGGAAGAAGCTTCCCGCACCCATCCGGGTCAGGTGGCAAACTATCCTACGTCCGGTGACATCTTTGGCGGTGACGCCCTGATGCAATCTTCAGACATGGTAGTCGCTGTTAACCGTCCCTTCAGAGCCAACATCAATCTTTACGGTCCCAAGAAATGGATCACGCACAAGAACCAGATCTTCCTGCACATCTTAAAAGCCCGTAACGGAGGCAGTGACGACAACGTCCTGTTCTTTGATGCGGAGTTTAACAGGCAGCGCATGATTGAGACCGTAGAACCACAGATGGCACAAGGAGGCTCCAACTATGTGCCATTTAATCAAAGCCGTGCATCTGGTAATCCTTCCGGTAACGGAGGACGCAGACCTATATCGGCTGATGTTGGAGAAGAACTTTAAAAATCAACGTACAATGTCAAACGAAAACGTACTACAACAACCCGAAGTAGACAGGTACGGCAACCCCAAAGAATGGAAGAAACAGAAGCTTGATCAGATCCGTGCATACCATATGCCGCTGATCGGTGACCTGGGTATTTCACCGTTGGACTTCAACATGAAGATGGCTTTCTACGACCGTCATGGACGCTATGTCGTAGGAGTGTTTGCTTCAGAGTTCAAGAAGGACAAAGGATTTTTCTTTGAACTGGTCACCAGGGATTTAGATCCAATGGAAAACGACCGCAAAGTGTATCGGATTGCCCGTAACGACAACTTTGAAGAAGAGTATGAGATGAACGAGAAAGGAACATCCTATCTAGTTCCCGTAGACGAGCTCAGGCTTGTTAACGCGCAATCGGTAGCTATCTCTAAAGACTCAGCCGTTCTCAGCAACGACCGATTCTTTTCTAAGAATACAGCACCGGTTGAACCAAAACCTCAGCAGCTCTTTACTTCTAAACCACAGGCCCCGGTAGCTGAGCCTGATGTACCCTATTCAGAAATGACCCTTAGAGACTACATCGCGATTCAGACCAGGCAGCCTGTCAGTTCAAAAGACTGGGTTAACAGACTCGTTACCCAGAACAATAAACCTCCATTTTAACTATGGCAAACGGAATCCTCGTGATCGCAGAATCCGGTGCAGGTAAATCCACAGCAATTGAAAACCTGAATCCGGCAGAAACATTCATTATCAATGTAGCTAATAAAGCCCTCCCCTTCAAGGGATGGAAGAAGAAGTATACAATCTGGGGTAAAGACAATCCCCAGGGTAATATGTACTATGGAAACTCTCCTCAGAATATAGAGGCATGCATTAAGTATGTAAATGAAAAACGCAAAGAGATCAAGAACCTCATCATTGATGACTTTCAGTATATGAGCTCTTTTGAGTTCTTTGACCGTGTAGACGAGAAAGGCTATGAGAAGTTTACGCAGATCGGTGCCCACCTGGCCCGCATCGCTCGTATGCCTAAAGACCTCAGAGATGATCTGATGGTATTCTTTTTAACCCATGCAGAAGAATCCACTGACATGGAAGGCAAGCGCAAGTTCAAAGCTAAGACCATCGGTAAAATGGTGGACGAAAAGCTCACACTGGAAGGCTTGTTCTCCGTGGTATTATTTGGCAAGGTGAAAAAAGACAAGGACGGTAACATCCGCCACGTTTTTGAAACCCGCAACAATGGTGAAAACACCTGCAAGGCACCCAAGGATATGTTCCCTGACTTCGAGATTGTCAACGATCTGGAGCTGGTAAGACAATCAATCCTTGCTTACGAAAACTAACCCCTCACATATTAATTTTTAAATAACAACCTATGTTCAGTACAAAAGGACAAGAAGTAAAAACTGGTGGTGGAAATCAAAAATCATTCCAACCAGGTGTAGTGTATGCCCACATCTTCAGCGGGCAAGTAAGAACATCCAAGAATGGAGACAAGAAGAGTTTGGAGCTTGTATTAGAAGGCCCGGCTATTCCTGATTTTGAAGGATGGAGTATAGACAAAAATGACCAGGATGGTCCAAAGTTCAAAGGCTTGTCCGCCCGTGTAACTGCAACGATCTGGACAGATCAGCACGCAGAAACTAATGCTACTAAGAACGAGATCATGTACAAGATCCTGGTGATCGCACAAGAGATCGGTCTTCGTGACGCTGTAGACAACATACAGGCTTCTTCACTGGAAGACTGGGTTGCTCAGGCAGTGAACCTGTTAAAAGGTCACGATGCTTACTGGTTCTTAAACGGTAAGGAAGAAGAATACAACGGTAAGACCATCTTAAAGCTGGCGCTACCGAAGTACAAGTTCTGCTCTGTTGATGAAGCCAAGCTTGAAAAGTTTGACAAAAACAATCCTTACCACTTTAAGCCGCTTGCATCTGCAAAGCCGGTGGGAAGCTTTGAGCCTGTCAACAATGACTTTGACATGTAAGAAACTCTTTTACAAGTAGATCTGTAAAAAATGAGAATAGCGGGGAGGGTTTCTACTCTCCCCCATTTTTTTACACACTTAACCCGTAGATCATGTTTACAACTAAAAATCTGGTGCACGATGTCAAGGATGTTCCTGTCTCCTGGATCTTTGAACACTATTGTAAACTTAAAGAAAAGCTGAGCGGTCAGGATGTCAAGATCAAGAGTATGTTCAACGCAAAGGAACGTACCCCATCTATGTGCATCTACTATGACGCAAGCAAGAATACTTATAAGTATAAAGACTTCTCGTCTGGTAAACAGGGCTCTGCCATTGACCTGGTCAAAGAGATTACTCAAATGCCGTATCACAAAACCTGTAATACGGTTATAGAAAAGTATAACGACTATGTACTACATAACAATGGCGGGTATGATGTGCAGGAATTCAAACAAGCTAGCAAGTATAAGATATCACAGTACGTGTTCCGATCCTGGAATACTAAAGATCAGTACTTCTGGACCCAGTTTAACATCGGGTCTCGTTTACTGGACGAGTACAATGTCCGTCCATTAGAGAATTACACCCTCGAAAAGGACGTGGATGGTAAAGTCAATTCACTGACCATCACCGGTAACTACCTGTATGGCTATTTTAAAAAGGATGGTACGCTCTATAAGATCTATCAGCCCAAGACCGTAGACAAAAAGTTCCTGAAGATCAGCGACTATGTACAAGGTTCTGAACAGCTTAAAGGTCATAAGTTCCTGGTTATTACATCATCCCTGAAAGACATCATGGCACTAAAAAGCCTGAAGCTTTCTATGGATGTCATAGCCCCGGACTCAGAAAACTCTGTCATTCGTAAAGAGCTTATGCAGCAGTACATCAAAGACTACCAAAAGGTGGTGATCCTGTTTGACTACGATGAGCCCGGTATCAAAGCCATGGAAAAGTACAGGGAAACCTACCCCGAGGTACAAACCTGTGTATTACCCATGAGTAAAGATCCATCTGACTCTATCAAAGACTTTGGTGCCAAGCAGGTATTTCTGCGCCTGGTACCCTTGTTGAATAAAAAGTTAGAGAACTCATAAGTTCTACAGTATATTTGTAGACCTTAATCTACAATATGCCTAGGAAAACTACCGCTCCCAAGAAACCCAGAGTTGCCAAAACCCGTAACGCAGGCACTATGACCGAGTCTGCTTTCTGGAGTTTTATCCGCTCTGCCCTGCGCCAGAAGTCCCGCTGGTGGAAACCCATCACGCAGGCAAAGATAGCCGCACGCAGAAAATATAAAGGTCCTAATAAGAGACAACAGTACGAGTATCTATGTGCTGAATGTAAAGCATATTTCCCGGAAAAGAAGATCAACGTAGACCACATCATACCAGCCGGTTCTCTGAACTGTGCAAATGATTTACCCGGTTTTATTGAACGACTTTTTTGTGAGCAAGACAACCTGCAGGTGTTATGCTGCACCTGCCATGACAAGAAAACAAAAGCAGAAAAAAATGGAGTACTTACCCTTTAAAATTACAGAGTACAACGAAAGTGGTCCAGACTTTACTGTATCACTAAAACCCGACACCGGTACACTGTGGGTCAGAGTTGGTAAACTTGATGTAGAAATCAAGCAGACCGATGATGGTCTTGGTGTTATTATAGAGACTTTTGATGCAGAGCTATGTGAACAAGAACTGGGCTCTCTCCAGATCTGGTACGATGACATAGAAGAACTGCCACTCAATGAAGATGGTACTAACCCGCTAAATCCATAACACATGCCGGAACTACATGAGACCTCAATGGGTCAAAAACTTATACAACATACGCTGCCTGAGATAGCACGTCAGCTTGAAAGAGTAGCAAACGCTATGGAAAAAAACACAGCAGCGGATGACAAGGAAAAAATAGAAGAGCTCTATCACTTTATAGAAATGACAGAAGCGCTCACATACGACCAGGCTACTGCCAAACGCATCCAGCACTTTCTTACCCTGGAAGGTGTGTGGAAACCAAAATCCTAAAACATGAGTGAAGTATTATTTGAAGAACTGATGGAAGAGTCAGTCAAGTTTATAGAAAAGGACTTCTATGATAAGAAGTTCTATTTCAGTTACAGCTCTTTAAACAAGCTGCTGTATAGCCCGGCTGTATTTTATCAGCTCTATGTAATGGGTATGAAGGAAGAACGCCTGGACACCCACCTGGTGCAGGGCAAAATCATTCATGCTTTGTTACTGGAAGAAGAAAAGTTCAAAGACCAGTTCGTGGTCTCTCCGGCTAACCTTCCTACCGGTACGCTGCGTACAGTGATTGACAAGGTGCACGCACAGTTTCAAAACAACCGTGCATCTTATGATGCTCTTGGTGTAGAAAAACTCTCGGACCTACAGGACGAAATCCTGGACGTGATGAAAGAGATCAACTACCACCAAAGTTTAAAGACTGACCAGCAGCGCCTGGACAAAGTGCTGTCTACAGAAACCGAGAACTGCTTTCAGTTCTTGAAGAGCAAAGGATCTAAAGTTCTTATTGACCAGGAAACATTTGAGTTCTGTAAGAACGCAGTGGACCTGATCAAGACTAACAAGCAGATCTGCCAGCTCATTGGTACTAACAGCACCGAGTTTGACAACCTGGAAGTAATCAACGAATGTTTCTTCCAGAGTGATCTGGCTAACCGTTCCTTTGGATTAAAAGGCATCATTGATAACATCGTAATAGATCATGACAACAAGATCATCTACGTAAATGATATCAAGACAACTTCTAAAGATCTGAAGGACTTTGCAGAGTCAGTAGAGTATTACTCTTACTGGATGCAGGCAGCCGTATACTCAATCCTGGTTGCTCTTCAGTATGGTGATCTTCTCAAAAATGGATACAACTACAAGTTTCACTTTGTAGTAATTGACCGTTTCTTCCAGACGTATGCTTATCCTGTAAAGGAGAGTACGCTCAACAACTGGATGGAGCGATTTACAGAAACACTAGACATTGCCGATTGGCATTATACTAATAGAAGCTTTGAGCTGCCTTACCAATTCGCAAAAGGTCTGGCTGCTCTATAAAATGGTAATTAATGATAGATAGTTTGTATACGAAGTACTTTCAGAAATCAAGATCGTTTCTATATCCGGCACTGGGGATCAAGCGGACTTCGGTCCATGCTCCTTCCGGCACGTACATCGCGCTGGAGGGGCTGATCAACCCCGAGGATATGAAACTGGTGTGCACATTTAAAGAAGACAACTCAGAAGAATTCAGAAGCTTTGAACAACAACTGTTGATAACCAACCCGTTGTTTGAAAAGATCGTGCATGTAGAAGATTACAGTGTATACACCTTCGATTATTCAGGATACCAGAATGACTGGTTCAACTTTATCATGGGTCACTACTCCAAGTTTACTAATCCCCTGAAGCGTGCTATCAAGCAGTATTACGGAGAGCAGAGCTCAGAGTACAAGTACATCGACTCTTATTTATACCCGGAAAAGTATGTAGATGTTTATGCCAAGCTCCTTGGTATAGAACCTGAACTGCTTACACAGGTAGGAGAACTGTGCGATCCCTGTGACCTGGAGAAAGAAACTTTAAAAATACCTGTAGAACATTTGGAGAACTTGAAGAAAGTTCTCTAACTTTGTAGAACTCAATCCAACAAACCCATGACAAAAACAATGATGTTAATCACCGGTAGCTGGGGTCAGAAAAAGACTTTCAAGCTCATCCCGGTAACGCCTGAGAGTCCATATAACGAAGCTATATACGACCCTGATTCTAAAGTACTTGCACTCATCGGTAAGGAAAAGAAACAGAGTATGCATATGGTTGCCAAGTTGGACGACTTTGGTGATGTGAAACCAATGAAGGTCGGTAAACGTACTAACGGTAAAGATTACGCAGAAGAGCGTAAAGTCTTAGAGACTTACTATGAGTACTACCTGGATCTTCCAGAAGAGATCAAAGCGGTTATAGATGTACTTGCTATCAACGCAGATACATTTGACTACAACCAATACCTGTCAGCAAGTAATGTTATTGACACTACTGCCGGCAAGATTATCACGGTTTAATCAACCGATTCTATGAAAACCAACTAAGAAAGGCAGTTTACGCTGCCTTTTTTTTTCTCTTGAACCAAGGGGGAACAGCTAAACTGAACACGTACATTATGACAGCACAGCCACCAATTCACTGGGTAATGGATTATGAAACTATCTGCAACACGTTTGTTGCGGTGTTTGTCCATTACAAAGATGATAACGTCAAACGGGTCTTTGTGATC